TATGCACATTATGAAGGTAGTGAAAATTACAGGAGACAATATTACAATGAAACTTTTAATTCAGAACAATGCAAATAACAAACCCAACCCGTTTAGTCTTAGCATGGAAAGCTATGGCTTACACATTAAAATTTAATTGATATGAAAAAACAAAACTTAGAAATGCTACAGCTACTTGAAAGCATAGAGGTAATGCTGCAAAATGGTAACTCAATACACCCAGACTCAGTCATTAGAGGAGCTATTCGCATAGCAATAGGAATGGATCAGTATGGAATGCCAGATGGATTAGACACTCCAGAGAAACATGAGCAGTATTTGAAGGATATAGGTTTAATTAATAAATCAGAATAACATGGCAGAAGAGGCAAAAATGGCAATATTTACTTTTGCAATGGGATTTTTAATAATTGGAATAGGATTAATTTATAATTACTTTAACGAAAAATGACTGACATAATACAATACATTGAGGATAACAACCTCAAAGCACGACACAGATATAGACACTACACTTACAAGCGTTTTTATCTTTACAACCTACTTAGAGAGGAGGGACTTACACTGTATGAGATAGCAGCAATGTTTAACAGAGATCATGCAAGTGTGATACATGGACTTAAAACTCACCATGATCTAATCTCAATAAAGGATAAAATATACCTTGACTATATTGAGGAGCTAATGTTAATCTTTGAGAATTATAATGAAGATCATAACCTTGTTGATGATATAATGAACTGTTTTTGTTTAAAACAATTACGAAAAATTAAATTCAGAATTAAGAATAATCTCTACAAAGAATTAAATTTGTAGTCCATACTGTTTTGATTAATTATTTGTTTGACCCTCTTTGCACTGCATGGAGGGTTTTTTTGTGCTTAGGTACTTAGGTACTTTATAACTTCTCTCTATACTATATATATTTATTTTTTTTACTGTTTTTATAAATTTCACTTTTTTCAAAAAACGGGTTTCAATGTGTACTTATGTACCTAATGTCATTCAAACCCTTATAAATACTATGTTTTTTTAGGTACTTATCAAGGTACTTATAAAAAATTACTATGTACTTGTATCATATATGAAAATTATTATTAACTTTGCTCAGGGGTTTGTGGTTAGCTGCCCAGTAAAAGGTTTACACTGTTCCTTTTCCCCTTATTTTATTATAACAGTGTATAAAAAACAGTTCTAATATGATTGTATCTATTTTTAAAAAGGTTACTGAGACCACCAACCCATTTAACAGAGATGTGTTATTCTGTTTAGATAGGATAAAATCAGGAAAATCAAAGGAGTTAGTTGAAACAATAAGATCACTGCCTACAAAAAATGAGCAGAATCCTTATAAAATGCAACTTCCTGGGGTGTGTTTTAATGGAACATTCACCAAGAGGAGTATTAATGGCATAGATAAAAGGTCAGGATTAATAATTTTGGACTTTGATAATATGAGTTGCATGGCTGAGGCTGTTCAATTCAAAGCTGAAATCATAAAAGATCAGTACATTTTTTCAGCTTGGATAAGTCCATCAGGTAAAGGAGTCAAAGCTCTTGTTAAGATACCAACGGAAGGAGATCACAAAGGATATTTCAATTCATTATCTAATTATTTTGACTCAGAGTATTGGGATAATAGCGGCAGTAATATAGATAGATTTTGTTATGAATCTTATGACCCTGATTTGTATGTAAATATTGACTCAATTCAATGGGATAAAATTGAGGAGCCAGAACTTGAGGATATTGGTTCTATTGATGTTGTGGTTCCGATTAAGTCAGATAACCGTATCATTGAAAATCTTGTTAAGTGGTGGGATAAAAAGTATGGAATGATTGAAGGTCAAAAGAATAATAACCTTTTCAAGTTAGCCATTGCATTCAATGACTTTGGCATCAACAAAAGTGAGTGTCAAAACATGCTACTTAGATATGATGAGGGAGGCAAAGAGAATGAGATAAATAAAATAATAAATTCAGCTTATAAAAGAGTTGCTCAATTTGGAACTAAATTCTTTGAGGATAATGATACCAGGCATAAAATTGAAAAGCAAGTAAGATCCGGTAAAAAGACAAAGGATATTGCAAAGAGCTTCCCTGACTTCAATGAGTCTGAAATTGAATCTGTTGTTGATGCAATCAAAGAGACAGGTAACATTGAGGACTTTTGGACATATACAAAGCAAAATAAGATACAACTTAGCATCCATCAATTTAAGTTTTGGTTACAACAGAACAATTTTTATAAGTACTTTCCTTCCAATAGTAATACCTATTCATTTATAAAAAAAGAACAGAATCTTGTTGAGGAGACAAATGAAAAAAGAATCAAAGATTTTGTTCTTAATAGTCTATTGCAAAGAACTGAGATAGGTTATCAACCTTATGATCTAATGGCCGGGAGCACAAAGTATTTTTCTCCTGAGTTCTTATCAATGCTTGACACAACAGATATTAACATGCTTGAGGATACCTCTGATAAGTGTTATTTGTATTATAATAACTGTACTGTTGAGGTAACTAAGAATACTATTGTTGAGCATGAGTACATCGATGTTGATGGATATGTATGGAAGAAACAAATTATTGATAGAAAATTTACTAAACATGATCACCATGACTCTGAGTTTAGAAAATTTCTTTGGCTCATAGCAGGTCAAGATGACAATAAATACAGATCCTTTAAGTCAGTAATAGGGTATTTAATGCATTCATTTAAGACCTCAGCAAATAACAAAGCTATCATATTCAATGATCAAACTATCTCTGAGAATCCTAATGGTGGAAGTGGTAAGGGATTGTTTTGGAATGCTCTTGCTAAACTAAAAAAGGTGGCATCAATAGATGGTAAAACTTTTGAGTTCACTAAGTCATTTCCATATCAAACTGTATCAACAGATACTCAGTTACTTGTATTTGATGACGTTAAAAAGAACTTTGTATTTGAGAATCTATTTAGTTTGATTACAGAAGGAATAACTCTTGAATATAAAGGGCAGGATGCTGTTAAATTACCTGTACAGAAATCACCTAAAATAATAATCACAACTAATTACACACTTGGCGGTGTTGGTGGCTCTCATGATCGTAGAAAGTTTGAAGTTGAGATGTCAGATTATTTCGGACACCATAAGTCTCCTCTTGATGAGTTTGGGCACATGCTATTTGATGACTGGGATGAGGTTGAATGGATGAGGTTTGATAACTTCATGATTAACTGTTGCCAATTCTATCTTAAAAATGGACTTGTATCACATGACTTTAATAACCTTGAGTCAAGGAAGTTCATTAAAGAGACATCTTATGAGTTCTATGAGTGGTCAAATGATGATAATCTAACTATAAATACAAGGCTGTACAAAGATGAGTTATTCAATAATTTTATTAATGAGTACACTGACTGGCAAAAGATGTCAAAGAGAAGGTTTACATCATGGCTTAGTATCTATGGAGCTAATTATGGATTAAAAGTATTTGAAGGTAAGACAAACAACTTAAGATGGATTGAGTTTGAAAAGGAGGGCATACCTAAACCCCCACAGGATGTATGGGATAACATTGAAGTAAAAACAGAAACACCATTTTGATATGCTGACCATAACGAATGAAGATAACATGGAGCTAATGGCACGCTATCCAGATAATTACTTTGATTTGGCTATTGTTGACCCGCCTTATGGGATAGGTATAAATGAAAGCATAGGCAGGAGAAAAGGAATGAAACACAGCGGTCACAAAAAAGCAATTTGGGATAACGAAATACCAACTCAAGAATACTTTAAACAGTTATTTAGAGTATCAAAAAATCAAATTATTTGGGGTGCTAATTATTTTATAATGCCACCAACTAAATCTTTTATTATTTGGGATAAATGTTATTCTGAAGATGTAACTTTTAGTAGATATGAATATGCTTATAGTTCTTTTAACGTAACAAGTAAAGGTTTTGTTTTTAATGGTCAAGCCAACTTAGGTAAAATCCACCCAACCCAAAAACCCGTTGCACTTTACAAATGGATTCTTGACAAATACGCAAAACAAGGAGATAAAATCTTAGACACCCACTTAGGCAGCGGTTCAATAGCAATAGCTTGTCACGATTATGGTTTTGACTTAACAGCCTGTGAACTTGATAAAGAATATTTTGATAAGGCAATGCAAAGGATAACTAATCATACTAATCAATTAAAATTATTTATATGAAACGAATTAACAAAGACAAACTCAATGCTCTTATGATGGAGCAGTTGAAACAGAAGTATCCTAACATGCCGGAGGCATACATCCCTAAGACTGATTGGACAGATAACTCTGCTAATGCCTTGACAAAGTGTGTCATTGCATGGATACAGTTCATGGGCGGTCAAGCTGAGAGAATAAGCTCACAAGGTCAGTACAGGGAAGGAGCTAAGATACCTGTTGGCTCTGGCATCATGGCACACACAAAACAGTTACCGGGAAAGTGGACTCCTGGACAGTCAACCAAAGGAACAGCAGATATTTCTGCAACAATCAGAGGGCGGTCAGTTAAGATCGAGATAAAATATGGAAAAGACAGACAGTCAGATGTTCAAAAGGAATATCAAGCCTCCATTGAAAGGGCAGGCGGTGTGTATATTATTGTGAGAGACTTTGATAGTTTTGTTGAGTGGTATGAACAATTTACATTAGGATTATGAGTGCAAAGCAGGAAGCGTTTAGAATATTTATGTCAATGAGAACAGAGATATGTTTACTTCATGACTCTGAATTATTAAAAGATAAGATAGCAAAACGATGTGCATTGATAGCTGTAGATGAGATGCTTGATTTTAGAAATGCATTGTATATCAATGAAGGTAGCTTGGCTCATCAATGGCTCCTGGCTATTAAACAAGAAATAGAGAACTATGAAGTGTAGACATAAACTCAAGATGCCTAAGTTCAAGGTAAAATTGAAACATCTTAGAAAGAAATATAAACACCCTGTGAAGGGGATTAGATTAGGTAACTCATATAAGATTGAGTTAGGTGATGGAACTTATAAGATTGGACTTATAAACTTAGAGGATATTGAGAACTTATTAGATGATGAGATTGATTATTTTTATCAGGCTCTTGAGATAAGTGAGGAGTGGTTGATTAGGTTTGGGTTTAAATCTGTATTGGATATGTCTTATAGTTTTCCTAAGCCTTATGATAATTTAGAACTTGCTTATTATGGAAGCATAAACGGATTTAAAAAAGGATGGGTTATTACTAAATTGTTTGGATTCTCAAATGGTATCAAGTATGTTCATGAGTTGGAAAACCTATACTTTGCACTGACTGGAGAGGAACTAACATACAAGATATGAAAGCAAAAAAAGAAGAGCTAATTAAAGCTGCAACATTCTTGAGATGTGCTGCAGCAATATTTGGAGAGTTGTGTGCAAATGAGATTAACCTATTGGAACAGGCACTAAATGAGGTGCATGAGGATAAGGATGAAGAATCAACAGATAATTGTTAATAACTTTATTTTGTACTTATGCAATCTTTTATTAACTTTGATGCAATAAATAAAAACAGTATGGAAAGCAATAAGTGGAATACAGCTACTGAGAAAATCAAGGAGCTGAATGAGTTGAGTAACACACTCACTCTACATCAAAAACTACACAGGGCAAAGTTAGCCATTGGTAAGGTAACTAAGAACGCTATGAGTCATCACTCAAAGTACGCTGACCTTAATGCTATCCTTAGCACTGTTGAGCCTGTACTATTAGAGAATGGCTTGCTACTTATTCAACCTATCCAAGTTAACAGTGTGTGTACTCAGATAGTTGACATTGACTCAGGTGCAATGCTCGAGTCATGTATGGACTTACCTCAAGGTATCACACCACAACAAATGGGTAGTGCAATCACTTACTACAGACGTTACACCCTTCAAAGTGCTCTATCATTACAGGCAGTGGATGACGATGGACAACAGGCATCTAAGGAGACACCAACTGAGACTAAAAAAGAGTCATTATCAGATGCACGTTTCAAGGCTGCTCTTGAGTCTATCAGTAAAGGTGAGTTCACAACTGATCAGTTAAAAGCTAAGTTCTATCTAACTAAAGAACAGGAGGCACAACTATGAAATGGCGCCCATCACAATTAGGTAAGCTCATGACTAACTCCAGGAGTAAGTCTGAGCTATTGTCTGAGACTGCTAAGTCTGAGATTAGAAAAATTGCTAAGCAGGACTTCTTTGGATACAGCTCAGATATTAAGACTAAGCCAATGATCAAAGGTACTGATTGGGAGCAGGATGGTATTGACTTACTCAATGAGGTTCGTTTCACTAAAAAGTACAGTAAGAACACAATCAGAGTAACTAATGAGCTAATGTCAGGGTGTTGTGATATCTTACTTGATGAGGTGATCATTGACATCAAGAGCTCCTGGTCATTAGAGACCTTCCCGGCAACACCATCCGAAGGTGAGAACTCAGATTATGAGTGGCAAGGTAGAGCATACATGTGGCTGTATGATAGGCCATCATTTGAGTTAGTGTACACCATGTATGATACAGATGATACTCTGCTCAATGATTGGGATAATAGGTCAATACATAAGGTCAAACACATACCTGCACACCATAGGGTGACTGTGTTAAGATATGAGAGAGACTTAGCCATTGAAGAACAAATAAAAGAGAGATTAATAGCATGCTCTGAATATTATGCTCAATATGTAAATGAATTAAATAATAAATAAATGTCAGAATCAACAATCAAAGGAGCTATCAAGCTCATTAACCCAATCAAGGTAATCAGTGATAAGTTCTCAGTGAGAGAGTTCGTGGTAACAACACCGGATGCAAAGTATCCACAGGATATACTATTCCAAACAGTCAACGATAAGATGGCTGTATTAGAGTCATTGGGTGTAGGTCAACAAGTGGAAGTGTCATACAATGTTAGAGGCAGGGAGTTCAATGGGAGGTATTATAATACTCTTGATGCATGGAAAATTGAGGTCACAGGATCTAAGCCATCACAGCCAAGTACACAACCAATAGAATTAGACGATGACCTCCCGTTCTAAGACTGTGTACATCAAAGATGGTGAAACACTCACTGACTCAATTAGAGCAGAGTTGTTTGATAAGCTATCAAGGAGATATAAAGTTGTTCACCTTGCAGAGGACGTTGGAGTGGATAAGTTTCAAATGTATCGATTCATGCATGGCAATGAGGTAACAGGTAAGTTTTATGATAAGGTGTTTAAATACTTGATGAAATGAACTACTTAGTAAGAATAATGATATACATTGAAGGGCAGTACCACACCCCTCAATCAATACTTGATAAGATTAACAACTAAGGCTCTGGTAAGCCAACCCCCTGTCACTTAGATCGGCACTATGTCACAGGGTCATATAAGGGGAGTATAACAGCTCCCCTTTGTCATGTTAATAACTTTTATTATCTTAGCACCATGATAGGATATTTAACTCCATTAGTAATCTCCTGGTGGTTCACTCACTTTGAACCATTACAGAACTATATAGATAACAAGCTCAACCTCCCAGATTGGCTACATACTTCACTTGGCTGCTGGAAGTGTCTCAGCTTCTGGGGGACTTGGGCCTACTCACAATCATTCACTGTGGCTTGTGCCACATCACTCACAGCTGTATGCTTGAACAAACTGATATACAACTCATAGACACCATCCTCAATCAACCTGAGGAGAAGGTGCTCACTAAGAGAAGCCTTATACAACTACAACACGTTAAAAATAGAGTTACAGGACAAAGAGATAAGGAGTGTTTCTGTGCATCAGTACGCAGGAAGGTATGGCTCAAAGACTTCACTCAATGGTATGAAGGAGCACTTGGATAGATATCTCTCTCACAACTACCTTGAGGTGCTCAAGTACACACGCCATTTCTTAGATGTGCTCAATATACCAACCTCAATAGATGCAGATGCAGTTATTAACAATGCTTACTTACACTGTGCAGGACTCAATACTCAAGATATGACAGAGGATAAGGCTAAGAGCTATCTATTAAACACTATTAAGTGTGATCTTATCTGGACTCAAGGCTCTAAGACTAAGAAACAAGATTTGTACAGGTCTCAAGAGTACACAATGGATGTCATTGATGACCCTACAGACCTTGAGC